GAAAGATGAAACATGAAAAAAATACAGATACCCTATACACCCAGAAAATTACAAAAAGAAATCCATAGTAATTTAAAAAGATTTAATGTTTTAGTCTGTCATCGAAGATTTGGAAAGACAGTTCTCGCTGTCAATGAGCTAATTAAGACTGCTTTAACATTAGATTTACCTAGGCCTAGATGCTTTTATATGGCTCCTACCTTTGCGTCAGCCAAAAGAATAGCCTGGGATTTTTTAAAACATTACACATCGGTTATTCCTGATATTGAATATCACGAAACAGAACTGAGAGCCGATTTTCCGAATGGAGCGAGGATACAATTACTATCTTGCGAAAGACCCGAAAACATCAGAGGTATTTATATTGACCAGATTATTCTGGATGAATATCAAAACTTTCCTCCCAATATGTTCGCTGAGATTGTTCGCCCAGCTACTTCTGATCGCAGTGGTAAGGTTATCTTTCAAGGTACCCCGAATGGATTTTCCTCTCCCTTATTCGAGATGTATCAGCTCTCTCAACAAGAAGAAAGCTGGTTCGGTAAAATATTTAAGGCCTCGGGAACAGGCATTATTGATGATGAAGAGCTTAAAGAAGCCAAAAGAATTATGCCTCCAGAGGTGTATGAGGCTGAATATGAATGCTCCTTCGAAGCACAGGCCATTGGAAGTATCTACTCCGCATCCTTAACGAAATGTGATGAAGAAGGGCGAGTAACAAAAATACCTTATGACTCCGCTTATAAAGTTTCCACCTTTTGGGATTTGGGGATGCAAGATAAAACTGCTATTTGGTTTATCCAACAAGTAGGTTCAGCAATCCATATCATTGATTATTTTGAAGACTCCGGGGAGAGTTTAGAATATTACGCATCTGTTCTACAGAACAAAGGATATCTGTATGACACCCATTATTTTCCCCATGATGCAAAAGTTCGAGAACTAGGAACTGGTAAATCTCGATTTGAGGTTGCTCAATCATTAGGAATGCCCGTTTCGATAGTTCCTAAATTATCCGTTCAAGACGGAATTAATCAAGTACGCATGACATTAGGTCGATGTTGGTTTGATTATGAAAAAACAAAACAAGGTTTAGACGCACTACGCCAATATCGATGGGCAATCAACGAAAAAGGCGAAAGCAAAAACAGACCCGAACATAACTGGACATCGCATAGTGCAGACGCATTTCGATATATGTGTGTGGGATTAAATGAAAGTAAACATTGGAGTTCAAAGATTAACTATCCGAAATTAGCAATCGTATAATGTCCAACGCAGATCTAGCTCTATCAATAAGCCAACAACAATCTAAAACAAAATTTAGGTTAGCTGGTTTTGATATACAAAATCAAAGAGAAAAGGATGATTTTTATCCTACTCCACCAGAAGCAACTCAAAAGCTACTAGAAGTAGAGTCATTTAATGGAAATATTTGGGAATGTGCTTGTGGTGACGGAGCTATATCTAAAGTATTAATAGATAAGGGTTATGATGTCGTTTCATCTGATTTAATTGACAGGGGATATGGTGAAACAGGACAAGATTTTTTATTATCAAACAAAATAGTTGATAATATTATTACCAACCCTCCCTTCAAACTATCTTTAGAGTTTGTTTATAAAGCTCTTGAAAACTCTAAAAACAAAATAGCTTTTTTATTAAGAATTACTTTTTTAGAAGGTGTGGCTAGACAAAAAATGTTTTTAGAAACGCCTCTTGAAAATGTCCATATATTTTCAAGAAGAATTACTTTTACAAACCCTAATAACCAAAAAAAAACACATGGTGGAGGTATGTTAGCTTTCGCATGGTTTGTATGGAATAAAAATTATAAAGGAAAACCAAAATTAAATTGGCTATAAAATGGCAAAATTAAACAAAGACAAATTATTATCTCTGGTTTCACAAGAGATCACTAACTCATTAGGATTTTATGGTGGTGATTTATCGGAACATCGCAGAAGAGGATTAAAATTTTACCTAGGAGAACCTCTAGGAAATGAAGTCGAAGGTCAATCACAAGTAGTCTCTCAAGATTTATTAGAGACGATTGAAACGATTATGCCTTCCATGATGAGAATTTTTACTCAGGGTGAAAGTATAGTTCGATTTGAACCTCAACAACCAGATGATGTTGAATATGCAGATCAAGCAACTGATTATATTAATCATATCTTCGCTAAAGATAATAATGGTTATCAGATCTTGCATACTATGTTTAAAGATGCCCTGATCTCTAAAAACGGATTTGTTAAATTCTATTGGAAGACTTCAAAAGAACAAAAAAAAGAAAATTATTCCAAACTAACAGAAGAAGAATATCAATCACTGTTACTCGATAATGAAATTGAAGTGGTTTCTGTTGAAGAAGAAACCAACAATCAAGGAGTGATGCTTTATGATGTCGAAGTCAAAAGAGTAAAAGATTTAGGTCGAGTGGTTATTGAAAATGTTCCCCCGGAGAACATGATGGTTTCTCGTTATGCCACTTCTTTAGATGATTGTAATTTTATTGCTCAACGAGTTTATAAAACCAGATCTGAATTAGTGGATATGGGATTTGATCGTAAGATCGTAGAAGAACTCCCACCGAGTGATGAAGAAGTTTATAACGATGAAGCTGTAACTCGTAAATCTTACGAAGATCATACTACTGATTTTAATTATCAAAACATTGATCCGACTATGACCACAGTCTTAGTGACGGAGTGTTATTTAAAATGTGATTTTGATGGTGATGGTATAGCTGAACTCAGAAAAGTTACAGTAGGCGGTAATGGCTATAATAATTATAAGCTATTAGAAAACGAAGAGATTGAACAAATACCTTATGCAATGGCTGTGGCTACTCCCATGCCTCATCGTTTCTTTGGTTTGTCTATGTATGACTTAATCGGTGATATTCAAGAAATTAAAACCACACTACTTAGACAGATCTTAAACAATGCCTACCTCCAGAACAATGCTCGTTTGGTGGTACAAGACTCGATGGCTAATATTGATGATCTACTAGTCTCTCGACCCGGTGGAATTGTCCGAGTAAAAAGCCCAGATGCAGTGAAGCCTTTAGCTACCCCTAACTTCATTAATGAAGGCCTAGCCATGATAAGCAAGATTGATGAAATTAGAGAAGCTAGATCAGGCGTCTCTAAAGTGCAAATGGGATTGGATGCTGATCAGATTAATAAATCTCATACAACAGCAGTAAGTTCTAATTTAATGATGAACGCCTCGACACAAAGAATTGAGATGATTGCTCGTAACTTTGCGGATGGTGTTAAAAAGTTATTTCAAGGTTTATTAACCTTAATTTGTACTCACCAAGATCACGAAAGAATTATTCGTTTAAGAGGTAAGTTTGTTCCTATTAATCCTAGGGAGTGGGTGGATCGTTACAATGCAACTGTTGTAGTTGGTCTAGGAACAGGATCTCAAGATCAACGATTAGATGTTTTAACAAGAATTTTAAATGTTCAAGAAAAACTGATTTCTAAAGGTGGTATGGGATTAGTCGATACACAAAAAATTTACAATACTATTGAGCGTTACTTAGAGAATGCTGGATACAAAGATGCCGGGCAATTTTTTAATAATCCCGCAACTCAACCACCGCAACAACCGCAACCACCAAAACCTGATCCGGCTATGGTTCTAGCTCAACAAGAGCTAATGATGAAACAAGCAAAAGACAAAGCGGACTTACAACTCAAAGCTCAAAAACAACAAACAGACGCACAATTAAAAGCAACCAAAATGAGACAAGACGATCAACTGAAAAGAGAACGCCTTGATTTAGATCAACAACGATTAGCAACAGAAGTTATTCGTGATCAGAATTTAGAAAGCTATCAAAAAGAAAAATTAGCTTCTCAAATTATCAATGATCAAAATAGAGAACAATTAGAAAACGAAAGACTAGCAAAGGATTTTTTAAGAGGTAGATAATGGCAACTTTTACTCCGTTTATGCAAAGTAAGACATATCAAGATGTCATTCAAAATAGAATTAATACACCTACCACTTATAACACGAATAGTACCGGTAATTTCCGTAATCCTTTATTTGATTTAAGAACCGAGCAAGAATTAGCGGGTGAACTTGACCCAACAGCTATATATCCTAATCCATTATTGAATACTGCTGTAACGCAAGAAACCACCCCCGAAGATCCGTATGCGTGTCCGATTGGTCAAACGTATGATCCGGTCTTAGGTCAATGTGTCGATATTGTTGAAAACAATGATGATAATGATGACAATCAAACACCTGAGTTACCTTACCGAGGTGTAGGGAGTGTTTATAGCCCAGAACAAAATGCGTTTATGAATATGGGATTAGGCAGTGCATACTTTGGTTCAGGGCCTATTGATCCTTATGGTGATGGTCTCGGTGGACTTTTTAGAAGATTTACCCCAATGGGCCAACTCATGACATACCTGGACACTAATCGATTAGTCAATGCTGGTGTCTTAGATCGTGCAAGTGACGGAACGCTGACTTTTGCCAAAGGTGGTAATTTAAACTTAGTTCAAAACAACCAGGCATTTGAAAATCAGATGGCTAAAGACAATATGCTTGATTTTGCCCAGAATGTTTTAGGTAAAACTGCTGAAGAAGCCCAAGCAATGGCTGATGTCACAACGAGAGGTGATAAATCTGATGACATGGGTGACGTTTATGCCGGATTAGCAGTTAAACAAACACCCAACCAATCACAATATGGTGGTGGTAATATAGTTTCTTATACTGGTAATAATCGTGGTGACTCTTCTGGTGGAAGATCAAATGCAATGTTTACTGCAAAAACACAAAAATTTGCAACACCCACAAAAACATACAATACAGATAAATTTAAAGGAACAGGATTTATAGGTGGTAGATAAAGAAAAAGAAATTCAACGAGGCCATAGAGCTAAACAAATTTTAGAAGACGAGATTTTTATCGAGTCTGTCAACAAAATTCGTACTGAGTTAATGAACCAAT